AACGTATTCAACAGAAAAATATTTTCCAATATAAGGTTCCATAGTTGAGACTAATCCAAGTCTTTCGCTCATTAACTCGGATTCTTTTAATTCAGCGAATTGATTATCATATAAAAAGTCATATTGAATATGGTCATTAATTTGATCCCAATCTTCGGGAGTTATAATGTTCTTGAGAATCAATTGCGTTCTCAACATATCACTAAACATATTTGCGAAACGTTTTCTTAAACGCCCAACAAATTTAGCAAACTTAAGTTCATCTCTTAAAATTTCAGATGATCTTCCAAGATTGAATCCACCATCAGTCGCAATTCTTGATTCTGGAACTCCAAGTGCTCTGTAAAGTTTCTTTTGGAAATACTCAATATCAGAAAGTTCTCCAAGATTTTGACCACCAGGAAGAGTGGTAATTTCCGTTCCTCTACCACCTTCTCTTCTTGGAAGCCAAAAGTCTTCCATCATACTCATAAATTTACGATCATCACGAACTTCACCAGTATTAGCATCATAAACAAGTTTATTTCTGTAGCGAGACATTACCTCTTTAAGGTATTGTTCTGCCTTTACTTTTGGTAAGTTACCAACATCAATATAGAAAATACGACGTTCTGGGGCTCTAGACAATCTATAAATTACCAAAGAATCCTCAATCATACGCAGTTGATTGAGTGCTTTAATTGCTTTATGAAGATATGAAAGACAAGTTCCTTTATTTCTATCAAAAAGACCTGATGTTACATATGTTATTGAATCTTTGGCAATTTTAATAGATCCTTTTGTATTTCCTGCTGAAGAAAAAGTTCCGGTTGGATAATTTGGTTTTGGTGTATAAACATAATATTCTTCAATTTCGGGATAAATATTCTTTCTAATATCCTGTGCCCTTTCTACTGAAATTAGATTATTCTTGCTAGATTTCTTTTCTTCCCTAACAAATTTAATCTTCATCGGATCAATATATCTGATCTCTTGAATGCCATCTTGTGGTCTTTTAATATCAATAACTTTTAGATAATATAGTCTTCCATCAACGTACCAATTTCTAAAAATTTCATGGGACTTCTTATCAAAGTCCATTACTTCTTTGATATACCTAAATTCGTCTCTAATTTTCTGTTTTAATTTGTCGCTGGTATTTACATTTGTTAACTCAATCTCAACCGGAGAATCATACAAATCACTGACAATTGCCTCATTTACAACGTCTTCAATGGCAGCATCACACTCTGGGTGAAGTGCCATTTCACGATACCTTCTGATTAAATCGAATTCTGTTCTATATACGCCTTCAATATCTACATATTGACCATAAAATCCGGATTGAATATAATAATCAACCCCGTCCTCATTTGTTTGGGGGACGGGGGATACTATAGAATCTGGTTTTTTGGAATTATCGTCAATAGAAAATCCAAAAAGTTTTGCCATTTTATAAAATTAAACCGTCTTATCTATTTAGTTGATGTTATCACCACCTGCTCCAGGTGCCGTTCCTCTAATTGCTTCCCACCACTGAACTTGAAGTTCTACAGTGAATTCTTCGATTGTATCAGTTGTATCGTATGAAAGATCGATCTGGGAAACATTAGTTGGGAAAACATCATGGAATCTATAAGATCTCAATCTTTGCCCGTCACGATCAAGTTGATGAACATAAGCATCAGAGTAATATGTAGCTGGTTCGGTTAAACCCTGAGCAGTTTCAACGTTATTAATAGAATTCATCCAATTTTCGAAAGCATGGCGAATTACAAAATCTGTGTCATTAATAACTGTAACCGTCCAAGTATCAAAAGTCCTATCGCCAGCAATTTTTAGAATTCTGCCTCTAAATGCTACATCTATAGGAGTGACGTTAGAAGCAGGAAGAGCAGCAGTCTTTACAAGAAAGTTTGCTAAATCATTACTTGCTCCAGTTAGACCTCCAACTGCTGTAGGGAAATTTAACTCAACTTCAAAAAGATTCGGTCTAGCACCGCCACCTTTTAGTCTAGCTTTAAAATCTGAAATTGTTCTTAATGCCATTGTTAGATACCTCTAAAATTAAACGGTTCCGATGATTTCTTCAAACGAGACACCAGATCTGGTGGCAACGAAAGTCAATCCAATAAAGTTAATAGATCTGGAAGGTTTGATGAAGATATCAGCAACAAACTCATTATTATCAATAATTGCTGCTGTGTTGTTAGTTTCATCGCAAATAACTCTGAAATCTTGAATTCCTCTCTTAGCTTGAACATCACGAAGGAAAGGATCGACAATGTTTACAAAGTTTGATCTTGTAGTCTCATCGTTAAATTCGAACAATTGATCTTTTGCTGCAGCAGAAATAGCATTCTCCAAGTAGATAAACAATCTACGAACGTTAATTCTATCAAAAGCAGAAGACTTGGCAAGGCCAGTCTTGTCTCCAAAAAGAACAATTCCAGAACCAGGAGTAAAGATTACAGAGTTGACTCTGTTCGAATACAATCTGTCTCTTTGGGTTTTATTAGGATTATATGCAAGTTTTACCGCGTTTAAGATTGCACCTCTGTTTGTTCCTGCAGGTGAGAACCATGGGAAGTTGTTAATATCAGTTCTAGCACATGTTCCAGCAACATCACCATTTAAAGGAATGTATCTAAATGTATCCGCAAACTTATCATACATGTACTTATAACCACTATCAAATACAGAATATGATGAAGATGTTATAGGTGAGTAAAAACTAATCACATTATCTGTAATGGTGGCAGCAGAGTTAACTGTTACAGTTCCTACAGAAGAATCATTTAAAAATGCCAGTCTATATGGAGAAATAAATGCTACAGCATCTTTTCTTTCTTCCGCAACAGAAATTAGTTTGTTTGCTAGTGATTGTGCGCTTTCTTTTGGATAATTTGCTGATCCCATTAGAAGGAAATCAACTTCATATTCTTCACTATTAGCAAAAAGATCATAACCAGAGGAAAGATTTCCTATAGTTGAAGTTAATGATCCCGATACGGTGATATCAGAACCACCATTATAATTTGTTCCTCCAGAGAGAGTCAGTGTATTAGCACCGGTAGCGCCAAAGAAGACAGAATCAGAATTCTGATCCCAACCATTATCCGTAGCAAGAGTAAATCCTGAACTAAATCCAGTAGTTACAATTCCTGCTGGTTCAGATCCACCAAAAATATACTGTGAATTTGAAGCAAGATACTTTCTCCAGTAAGAAGGAGATCCAACAGAAAATTCTGCGTCTTTTGCTTTAGAAAGACTCAAGTGCTTTTCAAGAATCGTTCCAGCATTTCCACTTACCAATCCCTTATCGTCGATAACAACAACGTGGATTTCATCAAATCTCGAATTTCTTGCTGCTGCGAAAGGAGAAGTTGATGGTCTATCAGCAATGTTATTCCAAGTAATAGATGTATTATTGGAAAGTGAAATAGTCTGCTGATCAAACCAGTCTTGTTGAGATGTATATGAAGTTGATCCAGCAGCAACTGATTGACCGGACGTATGAATAGCAACAGTTCCAGAAGAAGCAAAAGCATAAACTCCTGCTGGTTGATAATCAACTGCAGTTTCTGTACCAGCAGCAGATACGTGAGAGATAACTTTTACATAAGCATTAGTCCCACTAATTTGAGTGATAATACCTTTTAAATATCCATCAAGAGTTGTGGTTGTTCCTGCTCCAGGTAAAGTTGAAGAAATTGCTTGAGTTACTCCATATCCAACTTGAATATTTGGAAGATCAACACTCGTTGTAACTCCTACAAGAATTTGATCTACCTTTGCGTCAATTAGAGCAACCTTAACACCATTAGACCAAGAACCTGGATTTCTTGCTGCTACTGTTACATTGGTAATTATATTTTCATCGTATCCGAGATTATTATAATCATCTAAACTTTTAATTTTAATGCTTGACGCAGCGCCAGCAAAACCATTTTTTAAATCTGAATCATCAGATCTTACTACTTGTAATGAACCACCATACGCAAGATATGATGATGCTACCATCCAATGCTCATAATGCTTATCTGTTGGATATGGCTCTCCAAAGTTTTGAAGTAAGTCAGATTCATTTTCTACTAAAATAGGCACATCTACAGGACCTTTCGCAAAAGGTGCTACAAGTGCGCCGACAGCATCAGAAGTCGGATCGATTCTACCGACTGTTAAATCAACTTCCCTTACTACAATTCCAGGAGATGCTAAATTTATCGGCATCTTAATTCTCCGTCTAGTTCAGAATTATTCTAGAAATATTTATTAAAAAGGTTATTTTAAGCGGGGAAATGATACACGAACAGATCACCAGTCAGGATATTCCCACTTAGTAAATAATTTTCTGTTTTTTCTACTACCTATAATTCGTTTTTTTGTACATTCTTTACATTCATAAGAATATGCTGATGGAAAAACTTTTCTATCTTTCCTACTCAAATAGAAATCATCGATTAAATTTTTTATCTTCCCACAAGATCTACACTTTCTATCAAAAAATAATATATGCTCTAATTCTATTTGATTATCAATATCCATTAAAGATAATCCCACATATAAGATCTATCTCCATATTCATCTAAATGCCACCTGTCTCCATCATTATCCACAAAACTATCCATATCTTCTAAACCAGTTTGAATAAATCCAAATGGAGACATATCTTGTTCTATCTGATTCTTTTGTTCTTCATAGATTCTTTTTCGAACATCATTGTCCGTCATCTCTTTGAAATAGTCCTGTGCGACCAACCAAGAGAAGATTACAAGGCACATTGCCAAATCATCATTACAACCCTCTTCTGCCTCAAAGGAGTTGTGTCTCTGTGCGAATGTGGTTAATTCTGAAATGATATCATAATCTACGGTAAGCAGTTTATCATCTTCTAATAAAGTCTTTAAGTTGGAGCATCCTAGTTTCTTTACGGCAGCAGTCATTCTCACACCCAACTGTGATTTTTTACCACTAAATCC